CTATCAATGAGGTGGTTCATGCAGCTACAGATGCAATGGCATGGCTACAGAATGCTGCAAGGATAGCATCATCAGAGGGCTTATCAATTAGATGGGACACACCAGTAAACTTTCCTGTACTCCAGGCATACCAACAGACAAAGCCTTATCGCATCGAGACTAAACTGTTGGGGGCTACGTTCAGACCTATGCTTTATAAAGAGACAGGGAAGATAAACAAACACAGGCAAGCTAATGGTATCTCACCAAACTTTGTCCACAGTATCGATGCAGCACACATGATGTTGACTATCGATGTGGCTAAACAATGTGAGATACACAGCTACGCTATGGTACATGACAGTTATGGAACACACGCAGCAGACGCTGAGACCCTATGGTGGTGCTTACGCAAAGCCTTTGTTGAGATGTATTCACAGACAGATGTGCTAGAAGATTTCAGGACAGACCTATTGGATGTATTACCTAGAGACAAGCATCATCTGATACCACACATACCTGAGAAGGGTGACTTAGACATAGCTTTAGTTGAAGAGTCGGAGTTTTTCTTTAACTAATACTATCCACTCAGTCAATTAATACCCACCATATTAGACTGGCGGGTCAAACCAAAAGTTAAACTTAAGGAGAAGTTTATGGAAGAACTACTGGATTTCTATTCAGAGGCAGGGATGCCAGTCCCTTATGACATCATGGTTAAAGCTGTAGAGGTTTACGGTTTTATTATTGAGAACAACTATCCACAGGAGGATATAATTGATGGCGAATGATTACATTGGAGTAGTATCTCCAGAGGGTATTGCCATATACCCACACTTAACTCAACCAGACACTAAGTTCAATGCTATGGGTGAGTACAAGGTGAGCCTATCGGTAGACAAGAGTGAGGCTGCACCTCTGATTGGAAACATTGAGACTGCAATGAAGCAAGCGGAGAAGATGATACCTCCAGGCAAACGCAAGAAGGTAGCTGAACCCCCTTTCTTTGATGAGCTTGATGATGAAGGTCAGGAAACAGGGCGTGTTGTCTTTAAGTTTAAGATGAAAGCGAAGGTCAACACTAAAGATGGACGCACGATTGAGATGAGTCCAAAGATGTTTGATGCCTCTGGCACTCTAATGTCTGACGTTGATTCTATCTGGGGTGGTTCAACCCTCAGAGTATCAGCAGACCTAGTTCCTTTTTATGTAGCAGCAGTAGGTGCAGGTGTATCAGCACGACTAAAAGCTGTACAGATTATTGACCTCAAGACTGGAGGAGGGGCAGATGCCTCATCATTTGGATTTGAAGCTACGGAAGGCTACAGCGCACCGCAGGTCGAGACAGCGCAGGACGAAGGATTTGTCGAAGATGAAGAGACAGAAGACTTTTAGTTACAGAAGTGGCTTAGAGGTAAAGGTAGCTGATGAACTTAAACAACTGGGTGTTGCATTTCATTATGAACCACCTGGTTGGGTCATCTACCAGAAGCCTCACTCAAGATACAAACCAGACTTTGTTCTGCCCAATGGAATCATCGTGGAAACCAAAGGGCAGTTCCTAAGTTCAGATAGGTCTAAGCATAAGTTAATCAAGGCGCAGAACCCTGAGCTAGACATACGGTTTGTATTCTCAAATTCACGAACACGGATAGGCAGTAAGTCAAAGACAACATACGGAATGTGGTGTGAGCGTTTAGGTTTTCAATACGCAGACAAAAGCATCCCGCTTGAGTGGTTAGAAGAGACACTACCTAAAGCAACCAAGGAGCATACGAGGGCATTATTGAAATGCAAACAAGGAAAGAAACAACGGAAATAATTATCCACTGCGCTGCTACTAAACCTAGCATGAATGTGGATGCAAAAGTTATTGACCGATGGCATAGAGAAAAGGGGTGGCTGAAGATTGGCTACCACTACGTTATCTGTCGAGACGGTACAATAGAAATTGGCAGGGAAGAAGATGCTGTAGGCGCACATGCCAGAGGGTATAACGCTAAGTCAGTTGGTATCTGTCTAGTAGGTGGATTAGATGAAGACATGAAACCTGAAGAAAACTATACAGATGAACAGTGGCTGATGCTTACAAGACTGGTTGACGGTCTTACAGCTAAGTACCCTGAAGCGAAAGTCATTGGACATAACGATGTGTCTTCTAAGACTTGTCCTAACTTTGATGTAGGAGAGTGGTATGCAGAACGATACGGAGACTAGTACCTGTATCGCACATGAGCCATGTCCACAGTGCGGGTCTAGGGATAACCTAGCCCGCTACTCTGACGGACACGGATTTTGTTTTGGTTGTGGATATTATGAAAAGGCAGAATCAATGGAGGAAATAGAAGGGCCATTCGTGGCAGATGACTTCATCAGGGGAGAAGTAAAAGCCCTGCCAAAGAGAGGTATAAATGAAGAGACCTCACGAAAGTTTGACTACCGTATCTCACGATACAACGGGAAGACCTGTCAGGTAGCGAACTATTACAAAGACCGTAAGCTGGTCGCACAGAAACTAAGATACGCAGACAAGTCATTCCAGTGGCTAGGCTCAACCAAAGACTGTGGTCTATATGGTGAGTGGCTATGGCGTGACGGTGGTAAGATGATTGTTGTTACTGAAGGTGAGCTAGATGCACTCTCACTATCAATGGTTCAGAGCAACAAGTGGCCTGTAGTATCTGTAAAGAATGGAGCGCAGGGAGCAAAGAAAGACATACAGAAAAGCCTAGAGTTTCTCGAAGGCTTTGACACGGTAGTCTTTATGTTTGACATGGATGAACCTGGACGGTTAGCAGCTAGTGCATGTGCTGCCGTCCTTACTCCTGGTAAGGCTAAGATAGCTGACCTTCCCTTGAAGGATGCCAATGAGATGGTCTTGAACAAAAAGACTAAGGAACTCATTGACGCTGTATGGGGAGCCAAGACGTTTAGACCTGATGGTATTGTTTCTGGTGATGACTTGTGGGCTGATGTGTCTACACAAGATGTGGTACACACAGTTGCTTATCCCTATGTAGGCTTGAATGAGAAGACTCATGGGCTACGCAAGTCAGAGCTGACAACCATTACAGCAGGTTCAGGTATAGGTAAGTCTAACTTAGCAAGAGAGATAGGCTACCACCTCATAGGATTAGGAGAGCGTGTAGGTTTCATTATGCTAGAGGAGACAGTAAAGCGTACTGCTCTGGGACTGATGGGACTACATTTAAATAAACCATTACACTTAGGGCTAACTGAGTCTAGTGAGGAGGAACTGAGAGGTGCTTATGATTACGTTATTGGAAATGGTAATACTTACTTTTACGATAGCTTTGGCAGTACTGCTATCGACAACCTACTCAACCGCATCAGATTTTTGGCACAAGGGTGTGAGTGTTCTTATATTGTTCTCGACCACTTGTCTATTGTCGTATCTGGACTTGGCGATGGGGATGAACGAAGGCTTATTGATAATGCTATGACTGCCTTGAGGACACTAGTCCAAGAGACAGGGGTAGGTTTAATATTAGTGTCTCACCTAAAGAGACCCAGTGGTGATAGGGGTCACGAAGAAGGCGCACAGACTTCACTGTCACAGCTCAGAGGTAGCCATGCTATCGCTCAGTTGTCAGACATGGTGATAGGACTGGAGCGTGACCAACAGGGTGAGGCTTCCAACACAACAACAGTGAGAGTACTTAAGAACCGTTTCAGTGGAGAGACAGGTGTAGCTTGCCATGTCCAATACAATCCACAGACGGGACGTTTGCTTGAGTGCAATCCAGAATTTGAAGAGGTAGAAGATGAGTTCTAGGAGGGTATATGAAGACAAGAATACATGTTAATCAACACCATATTAGAGCAAACAATAAAGGTGAAGACCTGCCTGTTCTTACTATTAAAGACTACAAGCAAAACAGAAAAGCCAACTCCGCAAAGATTATTAAGGATGGCGAAGTTGTTTGTAAGGTCGTGTATTCACCTGACAAGCCTTTGTCTTGCGGAGCTAAGGTTTGGATTGAAACAGATTTGGAGGTAGAAGATGAGTTCTGAAGAAGATGATTACGACACCTTGATACAAGCCGATGGTTTTGATTTAGCAATCATCGGGGTGGCTGAACGCATAGGTAACAAGCCATGCCTTGCTTATTCTTATGAGCAGTGTGTGGACATACTAATGCAGCAAGCTGAAATGGACTATGAGATGGCTGTGGAGTACATGGATTTTAACGTGTGCGGTGCTTATGTAGGCGAGCAAACACCCATCTTTATACATAAGTGGGAGGAGTATAATGCCTAGTTATATATTCGACCTAGAGACTGACGGTCTTCTCGATGATGTCACTAAGATACATTGTTTAGTTATCAAGGACATCGACACAGGGCAATCCCTTGGATACACAGGTAGAGGTATCTGGACTGAGGGCATCCCTAAGTTAGAGAAGGCCGACATGATTATCGGTCATAACATTATTAAGTACGACATCCCTGTTCTAAAGAAGCTAGGTACTTTCAATCCGAAAGGAGAAGTGTTTGATACCTTGGTTTGCACTAGGCTCATCTGGGCTGACATCAAGCAAGCCGACTTCACCAGAACAGACTTTCCTAGAAAGCTAATAGGAAGCCATAGCCTAGCTGCATGGGGTCACCGCTTAGGTAATTACAAGGGTGACTACGATGGTGGTTGGGAAGAATACTCTGATGAGATGTTGGAGTACTGCTTTCAGGATGTTGAGGTCACTTACACGCTATATGAAAAGATAGCTGTCAAAAATTATTCACGACAAGCCTTAGAATTAGAACATGAAGTTGCAGAAATTATACATGAACAGGAAGTTGCTGGCTTTGCCTTTGACACAGAGAGTGCTGCTAAGTTATATGCGAAACTATCAGCAAGAAAACTGGAACTGGAGACTGAGCTTAAAGAAACATTCCCTGACTGGGAGGTAAGAACTCCGTTCACCCCCAAGGTCAACAACAAGAAGCTAGGGTATGAGAAAGGTGTACCCACCTACAAAGTTAAGACAGTCCAGTTTAACCCAGGTAGCAGAGACCATGTAGCTGACAGACTGAAGACACTCAGGGGCTGGAAGCCTACCGACTTTACTAATGACGGTAAGCCTAAAGTTGACGAGATGACTTTATCTAAGTTGCCTTATCCAGAGGCAAAGATACTGGTTGAATACTACACCCTCATAAAGAGGTTGGGGCAACTAGGTGATGGAAGCCAAGCATGGCTCAAGGTAGAGCGAGGGGGGCGTATCCACGGGTCTTGTAATACGAACGGAGCCGTCACAGGGAGAGCGACACACGCATACCCTAACGTGGCACAGGTTCCGTCCTGTGGTGCGCCCTATGGCAGAGAATGTAGAGAACTATTCACAGTACCTAAAGGCATGAAGCTAGTAGGTGTCGATGTGTCTGGCCTAGAGCTTAGATGTTTAGCTCATTACATGGCTAGGTATGACGGTGGTGCTTACGGTGAGGTAGTAGTGAATGGTGATATACACACAGCAAACCAAGAAGCAGCAGGTTTAGCTGAACGCTCACAAGCTAAGACATTTATCTATGGGTTTCTCTATGGAGCAGGTGTAGGAAAGCTAGGTGAGATTGTAGGTAAGGGAGCAAAGGAAGGTACTGTCTTGAAAAAGAGATTCCTAGCAAAGCTCCCTGCATTAGCCACGCTTATTGAGAGGGTTCAGAAAGCAGCAGAAAGAGGATACATAGTAGGACTGGATGGCAGACACTTGAAGGTAAGGTCACCTCACTCAGCACTTAATGTATTACTACAGTCTGCGGGTGCTTTGATATGTAAGCAGTGGATGGTTGAGTTTAACTACGCATTGATAGAACAAGGATTGAGAGAGTCATGCCAGCAAGTAGCATGGGTGCATGATGAAATACAGCTAGAGACAAGGGAAGACATGGCAGATGAAATTGGAAAACTCGCAGTTGAATGTATCAAACGAGCAGGAGATGCCTTCAGCATCCGATGCCCCCTCGATGGAGAATACAACATCGGAGACAACTGGGCTGAGACCCACTAAGAAGAACAGGAAGAAGTTTGATTTAGATTTAGCATACGGTCAGATGCACGAAGACAGAGTGCTAGAAATGCTACAAGGTAAGAAGGTTGAAGTTAAAACAGAGAGAGGTATGTGGACTAAGACAGGAAACATAGCAATCGAGTTTGAATCTTATGGTAAACCATCAGGCATCAATGCAACGGAAGCTGACTACTGGTTTCATAACTTAGCAGTTGGTGATGATGTTTACTGTACCTTGGTCTTTGAAGTAGAGAACTTGAAGAAGATTGTAGAGAAACTAGACAACCATCGCATTGTTAAAGGCGGTGACCACTGGGCATCTAAGATGTACCTCGTCAACCTTTCTAAGTTATTCTCAACTGACACGCTAAAAATTTATAAACAGCTATCCACGGAGGCAACTAATGAAGAGAACACTACTGATTGATGGAGACATAGTAGCCTATCGCTACTCCAGTACAGTAGAGCAAGAGGTGGACTGGGGTGACGATGTCTGGTCGCTCTGGTCTGACGCTAAGGAAGCCAAGCAGTTAATCCTACAGTACCTTGACCACTTGGTTGAGGCTACCGCAGCAGATGACTTTGTATTTACATTTTCTGACAAGGATAACTTCAGGAAGGCTATCTACCCTGACTATAAACATAATAGGAAAGGGAAGCGTAAGCCCACTTGCTATAAGGGAGTAAAGACTTGGCTTGAGTCTGAGTATGAATCTATCGAGATGCCTGGGTTAGAAGGTGACGATGTGATGGGCATACTTGCTACGTCTGGAAAGTACGAAGAGACAGTCATTGTTTCTGAAGACAAGGACATGAAGACAATCCCAGGTTTGTTATGGAGAGCCGCAGAGATGGAAGAAATATCTGAGGAATATGCAGATTACTACCATCTATATCAAACCCTAGTGGGTGATGCCACTGATGGCTACAAAGGTTGTAAAGGTATTGGTGACAAGAGAGCCACTGACATCCTGAGCAAAGACCCTACATGGGAAGCCGTAGTCAAAGCCTATGAAAAGGCTGGTCAAACTGAAGAGGAAGCCTTGGTACAAGCTAGGTTAGCTAGAATACTAAGAGCATCTGATTACAACACACAAACAAAGGAACCAATATTATGGACTCCATAGATGATATGACACCCCAAGAGTGGGACAAAGTAACAAGCGATTGGAAAGAAACAGCAGCAAACGCAGCTAAGAATGTGTCCCCAATCAAGCAAGACTTTCAACCTGTAAAGAAGTTCAAGTTACCTAAAGATGCACAGACTAGGAAAACTATCCCAGCTTACACAGGTTTTGTTAAGTATTTCCCTAGAGCAATTACAGAGGTAGCAAGAGTCTCTATGATTGGTGGTATTCAACATGGGCAGACCCCTGAAACTTTACATTGGGACAGGGCTAAATCAGGCGATGAGTTAGATGCCATGATGCGACACGTTATTGATGAAGACTGGGCGCAGGTAGCTTGGCGAGCTATGGCTAACCTAGAAAAGTTCTTAGAACGCGAAGAAGACAATTAATACCCACCATATAAGAGGACTTGAAATGTCAACAAACAAACAAATTGAAAGTTTACCCGTCAGTGTTGATGAGACACTAGCTATGCTAGACCAAGTGTTTCCTGAACTGTCTGCTCGATTAGAGTGGTCAGAGAAAGAAATATGGTTTAGAGCAGGACAAAGGTCTGTAATCAACTGGCTGTTAGAGTTGAAAAGACGGGAAGAAGACCCTAACTAAACCAGAGGATTTTACCATGTGTGACCCCATATCATTAGCTATTATTGGCAGTACTGTTGTAAGCGCAGGTATTGCAGACCATCAAGGAAGTAAGCAGCGCGAGCAGATGAGAAAGCAAGCTGAAGAGGCAGAACGTCAGAGAAAAGAACAGCAAGCTAAGTTTGATGCAGAGAGTGCTGCGGCTAGAGCAACCCCTACGCTTTTACGTAACGCAACCCAGAAAAGCGGTACCAAGCGTTTAGCTTCACTAAAGGTTAAGAAAAGCGGTGGCATGGGTACTGGGTATAACTCTGTAGGCACAGGTGGCTCAACATCCACGGGACTAAACATACCTAAATAATAGGAATAAGTTATGAATGAGATTACTTCCTGCGCCAAGCGTTACCACAAACTAGCAGCAGACAGGGAGATTTATCTTGATAGAGCTAGAGAGTGTGCTGAATTAACACTCCCTTCTTTGATAACTCCTGAAGGCTTTAGCTCCGCTACTGACCTTTACCAACCGTTTCAAAGCATTGGGGCTAGAGGTGTCAACAACTTAGCCTCTAAGCTAATGCTATTACTTCTCCCACCTAACTCGCCTTTCTTCCGTTTAGCAATGGATAGTAAAACCAAAGCTGAACTAGATGGTGAAGGTGAGTTACGAGCAGAGATTGAACAGGGTCTTGCTGGTATCGAAAGAGAAGTGATGGGTGAGATAGAGAACAGAGCCTTACGGGTAAACTTCTTTGAAGCACTTAAGCACTTGATTGTAAGCGGTAATGTATTAGTACACCTTCCAAAGAAAGGAGGACTGCGTGTCTTCCCTATGTCGAGCTTTGTTGTAAAACGTGCGCCTGACGGGGAGTTACTAGAAGTAGTATTAGAAGAGTCTGTGTCACCCAGAGCATTGCCAGAAGGTATAGAAGGTATTGACTACACAGGTGATGAAGACCTTAAGTTATACACAAAAGTATACAGAGTAAACTCTGATATATACGAAGTTTATCAAGAAGTTGAAGGGCATGTAGTCCCAGGTTCTGAGGGTAGATATAAGAAAGACCTCATGCCTTGGCTTGCCTTACGTATGGTACACCTTGATGGCGAAGACTATGGTCGCTCTTTCGTGGAAGAGTATCTAGGAGACCTGAAGTCCCTTGAGGGATTGACGGAAGCATTGGTTAGCTCCGCAGCAGCTAGTGCTAAACTAGTGTTTATGGTGCGCCCTAACGCAAGTGTCCGAAGAACTGACCTAGCCAAAGCAGATAACGGTGATGTAATACTAGGTGACCCTAACGATGTTAGTGTACTACAGACAGAGAAGTACCCTGACATGCGTGTGGTACTTGATACCGTTCAACGAATTGAAGAAAGACTTTCCTATGCGTTTCTTTTGAACACAGCGATTCAGCGCAATGCTGAGAGAGTAACTGCTGAAGAGATACGCTTTATGGCTCAAGAGTTAGAATCCGCATTAGGTGGTGTCTACTCTGTTCTGAGTCAAGAAATGCAACTACCTCTCGTCAACATACTGATGAAGAGAATGTCTGCAACTAAGAAGATTCCTAAGCTACCTAAAGGTACTGTCACCCCAGTTATTGTTACTGGTGTGGAAGCACTTGGCAGAGGAAACGACTTAAATAAACTACGCACTTATATCACTGACCTTGTGTCATTAGCTCAGGTTTCTCCTGAGACAATACAACGTGTCAACTTCGGTGACCTAGTAACTCGATTAGCTACTGGTCATGGGATAGATACGATAGGTCTGATTAAGACTGAACAGGAACTACAAGCTGAGATGGAAGCTCAACAACAAGCTATGCAGGAGCAGATGCAACAACAGACTATGCAAGATGTAGCCAGCAAAGCTATACCAGAAGTTGTGAAGGCTAATATACAGCAACAATAGGTACAATAAATAATGGCAACAACACCCAAAATGACTTTAAAGAAAGATAACCCGAAGGATGCAACACCTAAGAAAGAAAAGAAGGTTGAGTATCCTAAGTGGCCTGGAATGGAAGCTGCTGAATTAGGCGTGAAGTATCAGAACGCTAGAGGCAATATTATTCAGCGAGGGAAAAGCTAATGGTTGAACAAGTACAGGTAGAAGGAAATGTTACAGGCTCTGAAGCTCCAGTGGAGCAACCTCAAGAAGCTCGTCCAGAGTGGTTACCAGAAAAGTTTAAGTCTGGTGAAGACCTCTCTAAAGCGTATAGCGAACTGGAAAAGCAATACACTCAGTCTCGTCAAGAAGCAGCTACAGCTAAAGAAACAGAAGCTAGTAATGAAGTATCGTCAGACCAAACTGAAAGTGCTTCAGAAGCTAGAGAAGCTGTAGAAAACGCAGGGCTAGACTTTGATTCAATGCAAACGGAATTTGCAGAGAACGGTGAACTCTCTGAGGACACCTACAAAGACCTTGAAAGCAGGGGCATACCAAAAGAAATGGTAGATGCTTATGTTGATGGGCAAAAAGCTAAGGCTACTGAATACACTAACGAGATATTTGAGTTCGCTGGTGGTGAAGAGTCTTACAAAGGTATGCTCGAATGGGCATCCGACAACATGGCTGATAGTGAGATAGATGCTTTTAATGATGCTATCAGTTCAGGTAACACATCTCAGGCAAGACTAGCTATTGATGGATTAGTATCAAGATACAGGGATAACGGTGGTGCAGAACCTACATTGTTAGGTGGTAAAGCCTCTGCCTCTGTAGATACTTATAATAGCTGGGCGCAGGTTACCAAGGATATGGGAACCACTGAGTATAAGAAAGACCCCGCCTTCAGAGACGCAGTCCAGAAAAAGCTCTCACGAAGCACACTTTAACCAGCCTTTCTAGGCTGTTAATCAATTCAATACATCCCCAAAAAACAGTAAGGCTCACCGAGGTGAACACCCTTTCAAGTGAAGTAAGGATTAGCGAATTATCGGTTATTTAATTTACTAACTTAATTTATTTTAAAGGATATTATTATGGCTAATGCAAGCCCATCAGGAATCGGTCAGGTAAACAATGCAGGTGCATCTGACGCTCTATTCCTAAAACAGTTCTCAGGAGAGGTTCTTACTTCTTTTGAACAAGCTACAGTAACTGCTGACAAGCAAATGGTTCGCACCATTGCTAACGGCAAGTCTGCACAGTTCCCAGTTATGGGTCGTTCAAGCGCAGCGTATCACACGCCTGGTGCTGAAATCACAGGTACAGACATCAACCACAACGAGAAAGTTATTACTATTAATGACCTTCTCCTGTCTAGCCACTTCATCTCTAACATTGAAGAAGCTAAGAACCACTACGATGTGCGTTCAGTTTATTCATCTGAGATGGGTCGTGCGCTTGCTTTCCAAATGGACAAGCACGTTCTACAGACTATGGCTCAGGCTGCTGCTGCATCTGCTAACGTAGGTGACTCAGGTTACGCTTCAGGCACAATCATCACTGACGCTGATTCTAACACTAACGCTGACTCATTGATTGGTTCAATCTTTGATGCTGCTGAAGCACTAGATGACGCATACGTTCCATCTGAAGGTCGTTTTGCCTTCTTGAAGCCAGAGCAATACTACTTGCTTGCTAACGCTTCTAAAGCAATCAATGTTGACTATAGCGGTCAAGGTTCGATTGCAAACGGTAACGTAGTTCAGATTGCTGGTATCAACCTAGTGAAGACTCCACATCTTCCTACAGGTAACATTACTGGTACTGGTGTTGATGCAGGTGGCGCAGGTAGCGCACAAGCTGTCAACGCTGCTAACACTACTGCTCTTATCGCTCACACTTCTGCTGTTGGTACAGTGAAGTTGATGGATTTGGCTGTAGAGTCAGAGTACGACATTCGCAGACAAGGAACTTTAATGGTAGCTAAGTACGCTATGGGCCATGGTGTCCTACGTCCAGAAGCTGCTGTTCAAATCCAGACTGCTTAAAACTTATAGCGGGAGTCCTTAATTGGGCTTCCGCTTTTTTTTACTTTATGAGGACTTATCGTGGCACTACCAACTACAGAACTAGAAGCTGTCAATTTAATGCTATCAGCCATTGGTGAAGCTCCCGTATCTAGTTTGAATGACCCTTCATTACTTGATGCTTCATTGGCTCAGGAAGTCTTAGACCAGACATCTATATCAATTCAGACTAGAGGTTTACATTGCAATACAGATTTGAAACTAAAGCTGACAAGAGACTCATCTACTAACGAGATTAACCTACCTACTAACACAGCAAAGGTAGACTCATCAGATGTATCAGCACATAGAGATGTAGTGCAACGTGGTACTAAACTTTATGACAGAGATAATCATACGTTTGTCTTTGATGAAAACATCACTGTAGACATTGTTTACTTATTAGATTTTGATGACTTACCACAGCACGTTAGACGTTATGTGATGACTAAAGCATCAAGGCGTTTTCAAACACGCTTCATGGGTTCAGAAACACTAGCAGGTTTTACTGCTCAAGATGAACAAGAAGCACTAATAGAATTTGAAAGAACCGAAGCTCAAACTGAAGATACTAATATATTAACAGGGAGCTACGACACTTATAAAATTATAGCTAGAGGCGTACCTCGCAGAACTACAAGGTAATCAATTATGGCATTAGTATCTACTAGCATACCAAACCTATTGAATGGGGTTAGTCAGCAACCTGCTCCTTTACGTCAGGTTACACAGGGAGAAACTCAAACTAATGCCCTGTCATCAGTAATTGATGGATTGATTAAACGCCCACCTACAGAGCATATCCAAGAAATACTAAGTGATGCCACAAGCAACGCTGCTATACATGTAGTGCGTATTAGTGATAATGAAAGACATATCTTTATCGCAAGGAAAGAGCCTACTAATACCAACGCTAATAATGTAGTACTTTATATATTTAAAGATGATGGTACTTCTCTAACTTACACCTATGTTGGGGGGGCTGGTATCCCTGGCAATACAATGCCTAGTTACTTAGAGTGTGAGAATCCATCGGAAGACCTAAAGTTTTTATCCTTTCAAGATGAAGCCCCTCCTACATTTAGTTCAAATTTAAGAATGCTTGGGGTAAGGACTTTAGTATTAAATACAACAAAAACTGTTGCAATGGAACCCACACCAATTCATAGCCCTGTTAGCTTAAGTGCTACAGTGTATAACGACTTTAGTGACTTACCTGACGGCCATCCAGTTAGTAGTGGGGGGACTGGGGTATCACCACTTAACCAGCATTATGAGATTGCAGGGTCACAAAATAACAACTTTGATAGTTACTATGTAAAATGTACAGGAACGGGGCAGTCAACTACTACCTATGAAGAGACTAAAAGGCCAAATTCTTTATTCGACAATAATGTGCAAATGCAAAATAGAATTGATGCTGCCACAATGCCTTTTGAAATATCGGGACATATTAATGTTACTAACCAAACTTTAACGTATAATGTATTTAGCCTCGACCTAGGCGAAAGAACAGTAGGGGATGAGCTTTCTGCGCCTGAACCTTCATTTGTTGGCGCACCCATCACTAACATGTTCTTTTACAAAAACAGACTAGGTTTATTGAGTGGTGAAAATATAGTAATGAGCGCAGTAGGGGATTACTTCAGGTTCTTCCCTAAAACAGTTACAACTGTACTAGATGATGGCCCTATTGATGTTACAGTAGGTAGTGCTAAATCTTCTCCATTAAAACAGGCTGTAACATTTAATGACTCCTTAACAATCTTTTCATCTAATACTCAATTTAAAATAGAAAACACAGGTAACTTAACACCTAGAACTATCTCTGTTGTACCTAGTACTGACTTTGAAAATGACGGGTCTATAACGCCAGTAGGGGCAGGTAACTTCCTTTACTTTGTTTCTAAGAAAGGCAACTTCTCTAGTGTACATGAATATTATATTGAAGAAGATTCTATAACAACAGATGCTTTAGATGTTACTGCACATGTTCCTAAGTATTTACCAAAAAATATTTTTAAGTTAGCAAGCTCTAGTAATGAAAATATACTAGCCGCTTTATCCGCAGAAACACCTAACAAGCTGTATGTTTATAAGTGGTTTAGTGACGGGCAACAAAAACTACAATCTAGTTGGTCTACTTGGGAGTTAGCTCCAGGGGCAACTATACTTGACATTAACATCGTTGAAAGTGAGATGTTCTTAGTTGTTAGTTACTCAGACGGGACAGTCCTTGAGAAAATAGACTTACAATACATTGATGACTCTGAGTTAAATTATTGTGTAAGACTTGACCGTAAAGTAGAGCTTACAGGCACTTATGACTCAAATACAGATACGACTACTTGGACACTCCCTTACACATACTCTGGTGTAATAAAGGCCATTAGGACTAACCAGTGGGCTGCCTACAGAGGGGCTGACATTACGGTAACTAGACCTACTAACACCACAGCAGCTATTTCAGGAGACTACTCAGGTGGCTCATTTATTATGGGCATTCCTTACACAATGACATACGGGTTTTCCCCACAGTATGTGAGAGAGAAAGATGGCGCACAGTCTATACAGTCTGGGCGTTTACAAATGAGAACCATGAGGGTTGCCTTTGAGAACACTGGGTTCTTCAAGATAGAGGTAACTCCTGACCATAGGCAAACCTATGATTATGTGTATTCAGGGGTAACTCTTAACCAAGCAGGTTCAGTTATTGGGGAAGTAGTCCTTAATGACGGTACCTTTAGGTTCCCTCTCCAGTCTAAGAATGACCGTGTAACTATAGAAATTAAATCAGATAGTTTCTTACCCTGCGCTTTCCAGAGTGCTGAGTGGGAAGGATTCTACAACATAAGGTCTCAGAGAATATAATGTTAAGTATTGTAGATGCACTACACCGTGATGCTATTAACTTAGCTCCACGTTTACGTCCTATAGATAAACTTGAAGTAGAGGCTACAGGTAGCACTCCACACAACAGCTTAGTTAAAGCATTTAATTTACCTAAAGCTAAAGTGTATTCAGGTGTTACTGAAGATAAAGATGTAGTTTTTATGTGTGGTGTATCTCAGTGCTTACAAGACCCTAATAACGGTGTGATATGGATGCTTACTTCTGAGTTAGCTAAAGACCATAAAAGAGACATATTAAAACTTAGTAAACCTACAATAGATGATTTATGTAAAGGCTTTAAAAGCGTCTATAACCTTATACATAAAGACAACAAAAGCAGTATTAGATGGCTAGAGTGGTGTGGGTTTGAAGTGTTAAAACATAGAACCTACAACCAAGGTGGAGAAGACTTTTACCTTTTGATAAAGAGGATTGAACAATGAGCGCATTCGCAGCAGGAATGGCGGGCTTACAGTTTGGCTCCCAGGTGGCAGCAGGGTACAGCCAGTTAGAGATGCAGAAGCTACAGAATCAGTATGCCAGAGAAAGTGCATTAGCTGCTATCAACCTGGACAGGGAGATACTCATTCGGAGGACTAATGAGGAAGCTAGAGCTTACACCCAAGCAAACATAGATTTACAACGCAGGTCTATGGAAGCTGAGGCATCTGCCAATGTTTCAGCAGGTGAAGCGAACATTTCAGGCATCTCTGTAGACAGGATTAAAGACAATATTAAAAGGCAAGAAGGGCAAATATCTGTGCGTCAGAAGCAGTCCTTTGATAGCCGTATGGCAAACATAGATGACCAGTTTACAAAGGCTGCACAGGGTATGGTGGCTAGAATGCAAGGGCTTACACCTCCTGCACAACCCAACCTGTTAGCTATGGCTGCTCAGAGCTTTGGGCCAATGTTAGCTGATACTAGTGTAGCTAGTGACTTTGATGCATGGTGGGGGAGTAAGTTCTCATGAGTAGACAACCAACACAAGATTTACAGGGGCTAGATAATGTAGCTACCCCTTCAGCTACTATGGTAGATGCCTATGCGGGCGCACCTGGTATGCCTAGAGAGTCTTCTGCGGGTCAGCTTGCAGATGCTCTAGGGACATTAAGCAGGGCAGGGATGAAGTCTGCTGCACAGGCTAAGGCAGATAAAGAAAAGTTAGATGCTGAGAAAGCAGCAACGTATGCAGCTAGATTTAAAGGAGAAGAAGGCGAGTTCCTAGACTCAGTTAAGCTAGGCGAAACCCATGCACATCTATCAGACACAGTGGTCGCTAAGATTGTCCAAGACAAGCACCACAATGATTTCTACTCAAAAACTAAGGCACACCTCAACGGGCTAGATAATGACCTAAGATTCAATGTAGTGGCTTTAGAGAAGGAGTTTGAAAGGCTTGTTGCTGAAGCCTCAGAGAAGACAGAGGGGATGGACTTTGTGCAGTCAGGGGCTGTCTCAGGAACTGTAGCAGCTATCACAGAACTGAGAAGTACATTCTCTTCACAACGAGACAAGTTTACTAGAGAACAATCTAAAACTAATACACAAGCAAGTATTTCTAACATACTGGATAAGTATGATTTATCTACTAATGATGGACAAATATCTGCTGTTACTTTAATCAATGATTTAGATGATACACTTAAAGAAACATCACCATTTAGTAAGTCAGAAGATAAGCAAATTATAGTAGATGCACTAATTACTTATAATAAGAATAACCCAGATTCAGGTGCTGTTAATCTTATCCAAAAGATACCCTACCTACAAGGAAAAGTAACTGACCAAAAGTTAAACGAAGCTGCGCCAGTTATTGCAGGTTTATCCCTACAAAAGTTAAGAGATGATGCTCAACTTAAAAAGCTACAAAACCAACAGACACTAGATGAAGCTCAAGTAAAATTTAACAATCTATCTTTCAATAACGACAAGCCAGGTATTAGAGCAGCCATGGTTAAAGCCAACAGCTTAACTGGTGAAGACGCTGCGCTTGGTGCTGCTATGTATAAGATGGGTGAAGTTGCCCTAGCATCTGCTGATGTTGATGTAGATGTAAGCCAGGAGTTTGCTGCTACATACGAAGATAGCCTGGTTGTTAAAGCTATCAAAGGTGAGCTTAAGAGGGCTGATGTACTTACAGAACTTGCTTCTAGCACTGATATGCGTGAGGAAGATAAGGAAGCTATACGAGGCAACCTAGACAACATTATGGCTGGTAGTGACCTCATAGCTGCCTCTAAGCATAGCACAGAGTTCAACAATAGAGTTGGCGATGAAGCCAGAGCTATTGACACATCCATACTTAATATAGGCGGTAAGCTAGAAGGGCGTTCTCTTGAGAGCCGTGTGCGTGACCTATGGGACACCACAGTGCTAGACCTTATTGTCGAGTACGCTACAGAGAACAATGCAAAGCCTGAAGGTAGAGCATTACGAGCTATCTATGACGAAGCTGAAGCTATCACTGAGAAGCGTATGAATAAGATACGAGGTCTCCCCACTTCTAGTCCACAGCCTGAACCTCAGCCTGAACCTCAGCCTACACTTGAAGTAGGTACAATAATAACTGCTGCTGATGGTACAAAAGCTAAGTACCTAGGCGGTGACATAAATGATGATGGTAACTTTGAAGTTATTACAGAAGAAGAAGAAGATACTGGTAGTTCCATTATAGAAGAACTAGTTGAAACACTCACACAATAATAGGTGAATTATATGGGTAAGTTTAGTGATGCTTTAGAGCAACAACAAAGCACTACAGGTAAGTTTGGTGCAGCTATCTTACAGCAGCAAGCCCCATCAGGATTTAATGCTACTTACCAAGACACTGATGAAACACTGTACGACAATGACCTAGTAAATGATGTGAACTTTCAGAAGGCATCTGAAGTTATCTACAACATGAATAACAGTGTAGATGCTGAACGCTTAGGTTCACCAGAAGACTACGCTAGGTACGGTATCGAGACAATGGGCTGGTTCAACTGGAACTTACCTAAGATGTCTGTAGATGCTAACCGTATCTCTGGAGCTACAGAAGACCAGAAGAAAGCCTTTCTATACATGATGGAATCCTATGATGATTTAGGTGTGTCATGGAATGGAGCAAAGCGTTTCTTTAAAGGTGTGTTACTAGACCCTACTACCTATGTGGGGTTGTCTACATTTGGTTTCGGCCTATTAGGTAAGGAAGGGACTAAACAAGCAGGTAAGCAAGGTGTAAAAGAATTACTCAAACGCTCAACTAGAGGCGGTATCATTGCGGGTGTAGAAGCAGGTGTCTATACCGCAGTTGATGATGTAAACAGACAAGTAGTTGAGACTGCTGTATCTGGTGAAGATATAGATGTAGGTAGAGTAGTTAAGTCTGGTGCTATCGGAGTTGGGGCAGGGTTTACTTTAGGGACTGGCGTTACCGCAATAGTCAACAAGTATGCAGGTAAGTCTACTAAAGAGATAGCTGAGACTGTTGATGAAGCTAAGTTAGCTGATGACTTGCCTGAAGTAAAAGATGTAGTTGTAGAAGAGCCTGTTGAGGAAGTTGTTGCAGAGGTTGTTCCCCCTGCTCCTATTGACACTAGAGGGCAGGGACAGCAATACCACGGCACATCTACAGAGTTAGGGGAGTTTGGTGAAGGGCATGATTACTACTCTAGCATGAACATTTATGGGCAGGGATTCTACACCACTGACGCTTTAGATGTTGCAGGGGGGTACAGTAAAAAAGGCAAAGGCGGTAACCCTACTAAGTACAAAGTTATCAAGACTAATGAAGCAAAGTTGTATGACCTTGATAAGCCTTTAGATGACGAAGCCTTGGAGTTGTTAAGTGAGTCCACTGAGTTTGGGGCTGATTGGCTACAAGATATGGCTCCTAACCCTACAGTTCGGGATGCCTTCGATGAGCTAAGAGATTGGTCTGCTGGTGAGGGCATACCTGCTGATGAAGTACAGGAGATGTTTGACAGCTTTAGGTACTTATTGGAGCAAAAAGGTTTCCAAGGATACACCCATGTAGGCGGAGGGTTTACTGGGACTAACTCACACAAGGTTGAAATCTTTTGGAACCCTAAAGACCATGTACGTTTAGAGAAGATAGAGGATGCTCCTGTAGCACCTAAAGAGCCTGTAGCACCTAAAGAGCCTGTAGCTCCTAAACAGCCGATAGTAACAACAGGAGAGCGAATCCGAGAGAACCTTAATGGTGTAATCCAAGCTATCAAGCGTACAGTTCCTACAGGTAAAGCTGCATCATTACGTCCAGATGGCACTCAGGACTTAACTGAGCTAGTAGAGTCTGTAGCTCCCTTCAAACAAATGCTTGAGGAAGCCTCTGCTAAGAACCCACAGGAACTTGCAGAATACCTGAAGAAGATAGAACTCTCTGATGGGGAAGCACAGTTCCTTGAAATAGCTACAACCCAGACAGTATCTGCACTTAAGGTTAAGGTTTATAACTTACGTCTTAAGCAAAAGCAGTTAGATGGCGAAGAAGCTCTAGCAATCCAGAAGCAAATCGATGAGATAGAAGAAGTCACTGCACCTCTGGATGAACTAGATGTAGCTATGTCTACTATCACAGGGCAACGCTTACGAGCTAGACAAACAGGTGAGAACACAGGTGCGCTAAGAGGCAAAACAATCCAAAGCCTTATGGCTGAGGGGCTTACCCGTACAGAAGCTGAACGTCAGTTCGATGCTATCTTTGCAGAGAAACTACAGAAGCGTGAAGTGCGTGAAGTCACTGCTAAGTTTGATGCTCAGATAGAAGAAGCTAGAAAGGCTGGTAACACTTCTGAGTACCTAAGACTTAAGCATGAGAAGAAAGTAAAGTTAGATGAGTTTAAGCAAGATGTCATAAAGGAAGAAAGTCTAACTGGTACAGGTATCTACGAAGCTATCAATAAGCCTATCAGAGTTATGAATGAGGTGATGATTAGCTTCGTATTCTCTCCAGCTACTCTGATTGTAAACACCGTACCATCACTAGCTAAGTCTCTTTATAAGCCTTTCCTTAACAACTTAATGCAGGATGGTTTAACTGCTACGTCTAGGAAGAAGATGGTGGCTGAGTATTCAGCTATGGCATCTATGATTCCTACAGCAGCTAAGATGGCTAAGGCTGCATGGCGTTACGAGAAGTCTATTCTGACAGGTGACTCTGCTAGATTCTTAGAAGAGTACAATGTTATCCCTAAGAAATACAAAGGGCATTGGCTGAGACTATTCCCTAGAGCCTTGCTTGCTACCGATGCGTTCTTTGAGAACATTCATTACAGAGGCTACACAGTAGGTAATGCTACTGGTAAGGCTATGGAAGAGGGTGTAGCTAAAGGGCTGAAAGGTAAGGAGCTAGATGACTTTGTAAAAGCACAAACTCAGAAAGCCTTAGATAAAGCCTATGCACCTGAAGAGACTGCTATCGACATTCTATTACAAGAGGGTATCTCAAGAGGACTGAAAGACAAAGAGCTAGAGAACTTTGTCAGTAAGGAACTCGCTAATAATGAATCTACCTTTGTCAAAGCTACTGACCAAGAGGGGCGTAACTACGTTCAAGATGTTCTCTTCAAACGAGACTTCTCTGGTAAAGGAGCTGCCTCAAGTGCTGCAAGAGGGTACGAATCATTTGTAAACAAACACCCTGTAATGCGTTTAGCAGGGCAGTTGTTCTTCCGTACACCTGTGCGTGTATTTGAGGAAGGCATAAGAATGACTCCAGGGCTTAACTTAGTTAGTCCAAAATTCATTGCTGACCTGAAAGGTGATAATGGCACTATGCGCCAAGCAAGAGCGCAGGGCGAAGCTATGATGTCTTATGCCATAGCGGGCTATGTGTTTACACAGTATGCCACAGGTAATCTTACTGGTGCTATGGGTACAAACTATAAGCAAAGAAGACAGGGAGAAAACACGGGAGGACAGGAGCCATACTCAATTAAATTTAGTGATGGCAGTACCTTTAACTACCGTAACTTCGACCCCTTCTCTACGCCTATAAAAATACTTGTTAATGCTATGGAAAGAGCAGAGACATTAGCATACAGAAGAGAGCAAGGTGAGCGTGTTAGTGATGACCTTATTGCACAGACACACGCATCTGTATCGATTGCTGTAGCTTCTATCTTCCAATCTATCCGTGACGCTAACCTTACATCAGGTATCGATGAAGTAATTAAAGTTATCAAGGCATCAGAAGATGAGGATGGCGGTGAGAAGTTGTTTAAGTATTTCGGACAGAAAGTACAGACATTCTTACCTAATACATACTACAAGATGCAGTTACTTGATAGTCCTGTACTTGGTGACCCCATTACGTTAGAGCAGTTCATCAGACAGAGATTCAACCCTGATGACCCATTAGTACCTAAGCAATACACTGCACTAGGCAGAGCAAGAACGCTTAGTAACCCTGCTGCGGGACTATACTACTTCAATACAGCTACTGTAGATGAACGTAAGCGTGGCGTACCTGAGAAGGAACTAGAGGTAGAACAGTTCTTATACAAACTGGCTCAGGTAGGTAACACACACTTTACGGCTTCCTACAAGTACGAAAAGTATATGGGCGATGTAGACCTTAGAACTCAACCAACTAAAGACGGCAAGGAAAGCTACTACGATAGATGGATGAGATATACCCATGAAACTAAAGTAGGCGGTAGAGGACTGGTAGATGTTCTACACAGTATTCAAGGCTTACCTATGGGTACAGCATCCACAGCAGGAATAGCTGAAAAGCAAACTAGAAACATCATAAATAAGTACCGTGAGATTGCTATGAACAAGTTACTTAATGAAGAAGGTAACTTAATACAACAACGCAGAAGCGTACTTGAAAAAGAGAATAACGCCCTTTCAGGACAGCGTTCTTCAGACAATGTACCGTTTAATATTGGGAATTAAAAACTATGTCTTATGCACTTACTAGACTCACAGGTGACGGTAGTACACAGACGTTTACTATCGGATTTGCCTATAGGGACAAAGCAGATATTGTAGTTAAAGTAGATGGAATCCTTAAGTATCTAACATCAGATTACACCTTTGTTACTGATAGTCAGATTAGGTTCAACACTGCTCCCGCTACTGATGCAGCTATCGTCATCCGCAGGGCAACTAGTCAACACAACAGGCTAGTAGATTACGTCTCTGGTGCTGTGTTCAGAGAATCTGACCTGGACACTGACAGCACACAGGGCTTCTTCATGGCTCAAGAGTCTATCGATATTGCAAATGACTCTATGGTTAAGAATGACAGCAACCTTTTTGATGCAGAGAATGTACGTGTCGTTAATGTAGCTGACCCTGTAGGTGACAAAGATGCAGCAAACAAAGAGTATGTACAATCAGCTTTAGCTGACCAGAATCAGCGTTATTACGGCTCTTCGGCTACAGCTCCCTCATCTCCAGATGTAGAGGAAGGTGACTTATATTGGGACACTACTTCAAAGGGGATGAAGGTACACAACGGTACAGGCTGGCAAGATGCTACAGCAGCACTAAGCACAGCTTCAGCAAGAACTGTTTATGTTGTAGGGACAACTTCAGGGGCTTATGGGGGGAGTACACATATATTCCCAACAGCGTATGATGCTGGCTTTGTAGATGTTTTCCTTAATGGGGCAAAACTTCAGGAAGGCACAGACTTTATAGCAACTAATGGGTACAACATAGAGCTAACTAGTGCCGCTACAAATGGCGATATTATAGACATAATTAGCTATGGCACACAAACACTCACAAATGTAGAAGCTATAATTAATAATGTATCTGACATCAATACAGTTGCTCCACATGTAGCTAGTATTGGGACAGTGGCGGCTGATTTGTCAGGCAGTAATACCATTGGTTCCTCCCTAACTAATGCTACTAATGCAGCTTCAAGCGCAAGTGCGGCTGCTACTTCTGAGTCAAACGCTGCTACTTCTGAGTCAAACGCTGCTACTTCTGAGGCAAACGCTGCAACTTCAGAGACAAATGCAGCTACTTCAGAGACAAATGCAGCAGCATCAGCCGCATCTATTACTGGCTTAACAACAGCTACAGGCGCAGAAGGCACTAGTGTTTCTTACAATAGCACTACAGGGGTTTTAACTGTACCTAAAGGTGATACAGGAGACGGCTTTACTGGAGGGGCTTACAATTCTAGTACAGGGCAAATAACATTTTCATCTAATGATGGGATTGGCTTTACAACTGCTGACATAAGAACAGACAGTGCCGTTAAACTCATTAGACAGCCCTCTGGCACTACAATAGCAGAAGTAGATGCCTTTGGTTTAGATGTTGACGGCTCTACTAGGTTCACAGGTTCCGTAGCTATCAACGGCCTTCGTGCTCCTGCCTACGCTCTAGATGTAGAAGATGATGTATCTACAGTAGCTGCACTTACATGTACTACTGGTCAAGGGCACTTACAATTAAACGCAAGTGGTACTACCTCTGGTAAAGTTCAAGGTATTGCTGCTGATGCAGATGATTTGATTTTCTATACAAATAGTAGTGAAAGCGTCCGCATTCAAAATAATGGACGTGTAGGGATTGGCGAAGCATACCCTGGGTACTCTTTACATGTAAGCGGGGATACAGATGACATCATAGCCAGCTTTAACAGTACAGACTCTGGGGCGTACATACGTCTTGCAGACAATGCATCTGGTACTGGCGCATTAGTTGGTGCTGTAGGAGAAGAACTGTCGCTACTTACAGGCACTACCGAAAAGGTACGTTTAAAAGCCAACGGTAACTTTGGTATAAACGTATTAAATCCTACCGAAGCACTGGATGTTGACGGCAACATTAACGCATCTGGAAGTATAACCGCTTCTGGCTACAATTCTAGTAACTGGGACAGTGCATACAACGATAAAATAACAGCAGTTAATTACACTGGCTCTACCCTAACGCTTACTCAGCAAGATGGTGGTACATTAACTACGACTATCAATGCTTCTGGTGGCGGTACAGCTACAGGTGTAGACCTAGCGGATAACGTGAAGGCTACCTTTGGTGATAGTGATGACTTAGAGATTTACCATGATGGCTCACACAGTTATATCGATGAGGTAGGGACAGGTAATTTATATATAAGGTCAAATGCTGTTGCTTTTGGAAAACCAGACGGCACTGAGTTCTTTGGCTCGCTAAACAGCGATGGCAGTTGTTTCTTTAAATATGACAACGATACCAAGCTAGCCACAACATCCACAGGTATAGACGTTACTGGCACAGTGACTGCTGATGGGCTAGATGTCAACTCAGGAACAATCAACAAAGTAGCTACTTTTACAAGCACTGATGGAACTGCATTTATACAAGTATCTGACAGTAATACTACAGCTTCAGCACATGGTTATGGAGTCAATGGTAATAATCTGAGTTTGTATGCTAACGATACTGAAAAGATGCGTATCACAGCAGATGGTAACGTAGGTATAGGTACTACTGCTCCTGCTTCGCGTTTGCACGTCAATAGTGGTGCGAGTGATATAGCCGCAACATTAGAATCGTCAGATAGTGCAGTTAGACTGTCTTTTGCAGAAAGCGGTTCTACTGGTAATAATCACATATCATTAGAAAGTAATGAGTGGTATATCTATAGCAATTCTACTGAACGCCTACGCATAGACTCATCAGGCAACGTAGGTATAGGTACTAGTAGTCCAGTTTCCATTGGCGGACACACAGGCGTATTAACCTTACATGGAGATAACGCAACTGCAATAGTCCTCAAAGATAATGTTAGCAGAAAAGACATTAGGCTAGACGATGGTAACTTGTCTGTGCGTAATTCGGTAGGTGACGCGCACTTAATGGTTACTAATGGCGGCAATGTAGGTATAGGTACTACTAGTCCTGCATACAAGCTAGATGTTGCAGGGTCAGCTAGACTAGCATCTTCTGGCGGTAATGAGTTAATAGTAGA